TCGGTGGGCATATGCTCACATTTAATACCTCAAACCGAGATCACGGGGGTTACATCTCTCATATCCACTAGTGAAGGGATTAGTGGAAATAAACGTATCGCTTCTACCCTTTGAAGCCCTACTAAATTTAAATTGTCCTCATGACAACTCTTCAAAAAAGGGAACAAGGACTCCTTTCTGGATGGTCCGAGTTCTGCGAGTGGGTTACAAGTACTAACAACCGCATCTATGTTGGTTGGTTCGGTGTCTTGATGATCCCTTGCCTATTAGCTGCTACTACATGCTTTATCATAGCATTCATCGCAGCACCTCCTGTCGATATCGACGGAATCCGTGAGCCAGTTGCTGGTTCATTCTTATATGGAAACAACATCATCTCTGGTGCTGTAGTTCCATCTTCCAACGCAATTGGATTACACTTCTATCCTATATGGGAAGCTGCCACACTAGATGAGTGGTTGTATAATGGTGGTCCTTATCAGTTGGTTATCTTCCACTTCCTTATTGGAATCTCTGCCTACATGGGTAGACAGTGGGAACTATCATATCGTTTAGGTATGAGACCTTGGATCTGTGTTGCATACTCTGCACCAGTATCTGCTGCTTTCGCAGTATTCCTTGTGTATCCATTTGGTCAGGGTTCATTCTCTGATGGTATGCCTTTAGGTATATCTGGTACGTTTAACTTTATGTTCGTATTCCAAGCAGAACATAATATTCTGATGCACCCATTCCATATGGCAGGTGTTGCAGGTATGTTCGGTGGAGCATTATTCAGTGCTATGCACGGTTCACTAGTTACATCTTCTCTAATCAGAGAGACAACTGGTTTGGATTCACAGAACTATGGTTATAAGTTTGGACAAGAAGAAGAGACATATAATATCGTTGCTGCCCACGGGTACTTCGGTAGATTGATCTTCCAATATGCTTCATTCAATAACTCACGTTCACTACACTTCTTCCTTGCCTCTTGGCCTGTTATCTGTGTATGGTTAACCTCTATGGGTATCTGTACAATGGCATTCAACCTTAACGGATTCAACTTCAACCAGTCTGTAGTAGACGTAAACGGTAAAGTAATTCCTACATGGGGAGACGTTCTTAACAGAGCAAACCTAGGTATGGAAGTAATGCATGAGCGTAATGCTCACAACTTCCCACTAGACTTAGCATCTGCTGAGACATCTGAAGTTGCACTTGTTGCTCCTTCAGTAGGATAGTTTGACAAAAACTTTATAATGTCTTAAGATAGGGGGTATGTTACCCCCTATTTTTATGCATGGACATATGTCAGACTGGGAAACGCACAACGATATTCAAGTACCTATGGATATAGCTAGACACCTTAAAGATTTTCCAACTGAATACAAAGAGATGATGAAAGGAAAATTATCCAAGAGACAAATAGAAATCCTTGATGGTTCTGATCTAAAGTCCTATGAAGGTATGGTCTTTGGTCAGATGTACAACGACTGGAAAAAACGTAAAGGTTTTAAATGGACTTGACCTTTTATATTAAATACATTATAATGTGAAAACTGTAAGGTGATTATGGATATAACTTTGTATACTACTAGAGGATGTTCTTCTTGTATTGCTGCAAAACAACTTTGTAACAGAGCTAAGGTTGAGTTCACTGCGATAGAACCTGGTGCACCAGGTGAAATTTCTAAGTCAGAATTTCAAACACAATTCCCTGATGTCAGAGGGTTTCCTTATGTTATTATTAAACAAGAAGGAGAAGAAGACATACAATTTATTGGTGTTGTAGAACTTGCTAAATTATTTTTAAAGAAAGGTTTGGTATCTTCTAAGAAAAAATGAAGGATCTTAAAATAAATAGAGGCATAGAGCTCATGCTCAGGAGGCCAATAAAGAAGGAACAACCCAAACTTAAAGGGTTTGGAATTAAAAAAACAATAACCCTCCTGAAAAGAAAAGTCTACTTCAACTTTGACATTAGGTGGGAGAAAACTAAAACATAACGAGGTTGAAATGGAATCTTCTATCCTGATTTACTTTTCTGCAGCAGTGTCTGTAATATTTTTATTAGTTGGAGGTGTGATTGGATGGATTTGGAATGATAAGACCAATCAATTTTTATATGCACAAGCAGATGAAGAAGTTGATTATATCCACCCAGAAATGCTTGATGAGAATGGACATTGGATCAATGAAGAACTAATGACTGTACGATTTCAAAATCCTGAACCTGAGGAATTTGAAGAAGAATAAATACTATACGCAAAAGAATAATTATGCAATTACTACTTAATGAAGTGCTTCAAAAGGTGAGCAACGCTAAGACTAAAGCACAGAAGATTAAACTGTTACAACAGTTAAATTCTCCTGCACTTAGATCTATTTTGATTGCTAATTTTGATGAGAGTGTTATCTCTATGCTACCTGATGGTGAAGTACCATACAAAGCTAACGAAGCACCAGAAGATACAGAGCATACCAAACTTGCTCATGAATATCGTAAACTATATCTATTCTTTAAGGGTGGAGCATCTATATCACAAACTCGTAGGGAGACTCTCTTCATACAGTTGTTAGAAGGACTTCATAAAAAAGAAGCAGAAGTTTTAAGTCTCATGAAAGATAAAAAGATTGGTAAGCGTTGGAAAATCACAAGACAATGTGTTGAAGAAGCTTTTCCTGAAATTCAGTGGGGAAATCGTTCTTAATGAAAGTTCTTAATGAAAATTGTGATCCTAAATTAGCAGAGGATCCTAAGCTACCTTATACTGCATACCTTATACAGTATGCAGATAAAGAAGTAGTTAAATATGATCTTACTATTGGTGATTCAAAGGTTGAAATATTTGATCATTACTATGACAAATATAAAAATGTTATGAGTATGATTCAATCTAATGGTAGAATCAATCCTAAATTATGGAACGCACCTACTAAAGCAAAGAAACCTAGACCACCTAAGCAAGCACCACCTAAGCAAGGACAAAAGCAATGAAAGGAGAATGGGCAATACATTATCGTAGACTAGATGATCCTCAGGTATGGCATACCATGAGGTACTGGAGGAGTGATGGTGTACTTGTGTCTGCTAAGACATACGATCAAGTGTATAAGTTTAATAGATGGAAAGAAGCGTTTGAGTTTTGTAAAAATTTAATTACAGGTGGTGGTATGGATCAACCTGTGTATGATGCTAGTGTTAAGAGAGTATGTAAGGCAAGAGGAGAAGCATTTTATCTTTCAGGAAATTAATTGTATCTGATTACACATTTTTACTTGACTATATAATATACGTGTGTTAATATTAACACAATCGTTCAACCCAGAAGGGTCGCAAGTAAGCCGACACGGAACGGATTCGTTCATCTCTTTAGGGAGACGCAAATGCCGACTGAAGGAACGGGTTAATCACCCTAACCGAGGACAAGCCAATGGCACAAGTCACTTACCGTGGTGTCAAGTACGACACTGATTCACGTAAAGCAACAGCACCTTCTAAGTCAGACCTGACTTACAGAGGCGTTAAGCACAGCAACAAAGCTGTCGCTGCATAAATCAAAATTCACTTTTGGTTTACATAAATCCAGGAAATTTTTTTCCTGGATTTTTTATGTCTGGAAGTCGCATAAATACCTAGTTACACCGCAATAATATGTTAGTGGAAGAGAGTCAGAGGAAGGATAAGAGAAAGAGTGCGAAAAAAATAATAAAGCTTGCAAAAAATAACCCAGGGTGGTATACTAAGGAAGAGGTAAAGTACGCTAAGTATATAAAAAAATTACTGAAGAAAAACAATGCAACAAGTGAAACTGATAACAGTCACACCCAAAGCAGAGGAGACGATGGGGTACGTGGCGAGGGTGAGCAACCCGAACAACCAAGACAATCCAAACGTCTCTGGTTTACTAAAGTATTGCATAAAGCACGGTCACTGGTCGGTATTTGAACAAGCACACATGACGGTGGAGATTGAAACCACCAGAGGATTAGCAGCACAGATACTAAGGCATAGGTCAT